TGGGTTACCAGTCAAGTAGATATCTTGTGCACCATAGGCGACGAGCTGCATTAAACCACCGGATCCCATTTGTTTATACACCCTCTTGAGAAAAAAATTTTGGCAAGTCCGGGAGATTTTTTTTGCGGAAAACGGGGGTGGGGGGTGTGCGGTTCTGCCCCCTAGGACCCCCTTCAGTACCATCTAAACAAAAAGTATGCCTGGGTATGTATGAATGTCCACCACAAATCCAATTATCTCCCTTGATCATCTATTGTCGTCGTCGAGACACGAACCTTCAACACAAAATTCCAAATCCAAGGGGGGAGAAACCGTAAAAACGTTGGAATCCTTCCATAATCAGCACATGGCAAAACTCAAAAGCGAAAAAGAGAACCTTGGGGATCTAAAGAAGGAATTGAAGCAAAAACGCGAAGCCTTGGAAGCATTAGAGGCGAGTTATGCGGATCCTACCATCGCAAATCACTCGGATATTCTGGCACTCACCCGACAACAGACGCTGGAAGAGGATATATCTCGATTAGACGCACTTGTTGAACGTATTGAAAGCGGAACTAACGAGGCTGATTATTTCTTACAGGTCGGCGACATTCTGTTTTCCTACACAGATGCCCAAGAACGTATTGCCATGGGAGACACGCATGTCGAAGTTCCAGGGGCTAAGAAGGCACGCGTTCCTGCCAATAGCGTCTACTCGTATTTTTCCAACGATGCAGAAGGCTCTTCTTCCACTTCCGCGGAAAACCCATCACCAAGAGCAAAGCCAGTTGTGGAGGCACCCAAAAAAGCCTCTGCGATTTCCAACACCGTCGGCTTTCAGCGTGATAAGGCACTTGAATCTTATCTACACGCTCTTAACCCCGATTCGATTCAGCACGAAACCTCCGTTGCTGCGAGTTTGTCGTTGGACTACGGAACATGTGCCGTCTGCGAGAGCGAGATGCTGGTCAACGAAACCTTTTTGGACTGCCCAGAATGCGGGCATCGCGACTATATTTTAGTGGACTCGGAAAAACCGTCCTACAAGGATCCGCCTCGAGAAATGTCCTATTACGCCTACAAGAAGATTAACCACTTGAACGAGTGGTTGGCCCAGTTTCAGGCCAAGGAAACGACGGAAATTTCAAATGCCGTACTCGAGCAGATTCGCACCGAGTTGCGCAAGGAGCGCATCACGGATATGAGCAAGTTGAAACCGTCCAAGTTGAAGGAGGTCATCAAAAAGATGAAGTTGAGTCGATGCTACGACCACATAGCACACATTTTGAATCGGCTGAATGGCATCTCGGCACCGGCTTTGTCACGCGAGATCGAGGACAAGTTGCGGTACATGTTCAAGGAGATTCAGTTTTCCTTTGTGAAGCACTGTCCCAAGAAACGCTCCAACTTTTTGTCCTACTCGTACGTGTTGTACAAATTTTGCGAGTTGCTGGAACTTGACGACTATTTGCCGTGCTTTCCTTTGTTGAAAAGCCGTGAAAAGTTGTATATGCAGGACAAGATCTGGCAAAAGATTTGCGAGGATATGGGATGGGAGTTTATACGGACAGTGTAAGGGGGCAAGCCCCCTTTAACCCCCTCTCACGGCACTCAGGACGGGATCAAAGGGGCGGACCCCCTTCCTTTTTCTTTCGCCAACCTAGATGACAACCGTGATTGGAAAGGGTGCCTTTGGGGCGGTGGTGAAACCAGCCCTTTCAAACACGGTCGATGGAGTCGACACAGAGTTCCCGGAAAATGTGACCAAGATTTTTCTAAGGAAAAGTGCCTATGACAAAATCGTAGATCTCGACCCTGTCGTAAAGAACCTGTTTGGAAACAATGCGGGGCACCGCATGTCAACCTACGTAAGAAAACGAACCAAGAAAAATTTGCCTCCCGTTGTGCGAGAACATATTCCTGGGCGAAACGACGATCCTATCTATCCAATTCGACTTCCCTATTTAGGAGTAGACTTTGGTAATATACCTGATGTAAATCAACAACTTCGACATATTCCAGTTCTCACGCTCCTCAATCAGGTTGTGAAATTGTTGGGACAAGTGTATAATGCTGGGGAAAAGGGATACATTCACGGAGACATCCGAGAAAAAAATGTGATGGTGGATCCCTCGACAGGAATCATGACACTCATTGATTTTGATTGGTTAAAAAAAGGAAGAGAATTTTTGGATACATACCCCTTCATAAATGGATTTTACAGCAACCCTCCCGAATGTTTGAATCTAAGTAGTGATGGTGTGTTTCGAGCGTTTATTAGCAACTGGAGTTTAACTAAATTTGACGCCTACGGAAGACAGTTCTTTAAAGCATTTCCTTACATTTATACGTTTTATAAAACAGACGCAGAGGTGACAGAAGCGGTTACAAAGGTGATTGAGAAAAATGTATCGGTCCTTGGAAATCGTTATATACACGATACGGCTACACCCTATATGTTTGACGCCTTTGGGTTGGCCAACACGCTTCTAAATCTTTTCCTTTATGTGTATCCAACGTCTATAGGTCCTACGTTTAATGTATCGACTATGAAAGCATTACTTTCGCATCGTATGACAAAGTACGGTACCCTATATACGGAAGAAGAACTGGATGCGTGTCTGATCGCCATTCGAGCGATGATTACACATGTCCTCCTTCCATTAGCCGAGTTTGACTACCAAAAACGCATTCCGATTCAAGACGCATTTCGTAATGCAAAGGATATCCAAGCAGAACTCAGTCGACGTATGAATCAGGACCTCCTGTCTGCCAATGGTCCCTTCCCAAGTTCGAATCCTCCTCTTACAGCAGAAGAAGCAACAATCGCAGTCGGTCCTCGGGTGAAACATAAGAATATCGCACAAAACTTACACAGTATCTTTGGAAATAAAGGCGTTCGAAGAACGCTGAAGATTGAAAGAAATCAAGCGGCAGCGATGGCAAAAGCGGAAGAAGCGGACAAAACGAATCCCATTACGACTGCCTTTGCGAATCTGTTGGGAGGGAAGAGACGTACTCGAAAACACTGAATAGACGTGAATCATTTCAAAACCTTTGTCGTTTTGAAATGAGTGTGTGGTCTAAACCATTATTCCGTTGCCCTTACAAATGACCACCGTACACCTTGGATTCGATATGGGGATTCGGAACTTGGCCTATTGCTTGATGCGACATGTAGGCACTACATGGACGATCCTTGCGTGGGACAATGTTGATTTATTGGAAGGAGGGGCGTCAGCCCAAGACTCCAACAAATGTGCCTGTGGAGGCTCGGCCAAATGGAATGATCCAAGTGGAGTACGCTGGTGTGCCGGATGTGCGACGGGTGTTCGACGGAAAAAGACGGCCACAGTAAGGCCTGCTCTTTCCGTGTTGCCGTGCGGAGTCACGGTCAAAGACTTGCGAGCCTTAGCCGTGGACTGGCCAGACGCCAAAAAGGCCAAAAAGGAGGACCTTGTGGCCTATGTGAGCACACGGTATTTGATGCCGTGGAAACCCAAGAAAGCCATGGGTGTGTCCTTGACCATTCTTTTGCGTGCGATGGATACGTGGTTGAACTCTGTGCTTCCTACATTCGCATCCGCATCGTTGATTCGGCTGGAAAATCAGCCGGCGATGAGCAATCCGACGATGAAGTCAGTTCAAATCATGCTGTTTACGTTGCTGTCGCACCGATTAGCCCGAGAACACGGATGGACGGGGGCCATCGAATTTGTTCACGCGGGGACGAAGACCAAGGGGGCGACGGCGACGGCAGCGGACGCAAGTGCTACTGCTGCGACTGATGCGACTGCTGCCGAAGGCGCTGCCTACCGTGCCCGCAAAAAGACAGCAGAGACGGAAACAATCGATGCGTTGACGCGGGCCGGCGCAACCACCTGGTTGACCTACTTTCAGAGCAAGACCAAAAAGAGCGACTTGGCGGACGCTTTTTTGATGGCACATCGTATTTGATTGGACCGCTGTCCCAGTGACAGAAATCATACAGAAAATAATTTATACAAGAACTAAATCGTTTCTTCTATTTTACTTTTATGCTATTGTGTCTCCTACGCGAAGATCGCGTATAGAGACCCAAAAAGTCCTACCTAGAGAGAGGCCTACCAGTCTCACTAGGGTACTTATTAGTTTTCTTGACACCTTTACGCTTAAAATCCTAGACCGGGGGGTTTTTCAAACCCGCGTGCTCGCCCATGGGTCATATCAAATCCTGACCAGATTTGCTCGGCTAAAGCCTCGCAAACTGCCGGTTTAAAATGCCCATGGGTCTAAATTTATTTTAATGCTCCCACTCCCACGACATACAGAACAATTTCCACTACCAAAACATTGTAAACACCGATTCGATCCGCGACACGAGGTACATATAAGACGTCCGGTTCCACCACACCAATTACAATCAAAAAATTCACCGTACCTATTTTGTGATGACCCATGACCTCCACAATGATTACATCTATCCGATCCTCCATCGCATTGAGGACAATTACCGTAACCTCTACACTGGCTACAACTACCTCTACCATTACAAAAGTCACATGGTATTCTATCTGATCTACCACCTCTTTGCTTTCTGTTCTTACGTGTAGCCTTTCTGTTTTTTCGGTTATTCAGTGTTAGGTTTTTGATACCTTTGATGACTCGTGACTCCATGGTTATAAAGAGACCGGGTATTTTTTTTTCTGACTGAGAAAGTTTGATAATCAACTTGTTTTATTGTTCAAAATAGATAATCCGATATATTGCTAAAACGAAACACCCAAAAAGTCCTACTTTTTGGGGGGCTTCTCCTTTCCCTTCCCTGTAGGCTCTGCCACCTTATCTTTGTTGGCCTCCATACGCCGTTCGTACTCGCGCACGTGCCTAGAACTCGGTCGTCCTGCCTTCTCCTTGGCCTTGTCGCTCTTCTTGTGTCTGCCCTGGAAATGATTGTCGTCGCTCATTGCTTAGAAAGGGTTGCTACTTTTACTCGCACTCGGTCCTGGCATCCGGTAAGACCTTCAATTTTTTCCCAAAACGTGCGTTCTTTGTCCTAAAAGACTATGACCTTAGATACAAGATAGGATGAACTCAGGGCCCACCATACAACTTGGCGGTATATCCGCCCTCCCGGACATTTCGGCTCGCTCAGCCTCTAACACTGGTTCGACGGTCGAAATCTCGAACCTCAACGACTTTGACCTTGGACTCCTCGGAAATCAGCACAAACTGGCGGGAACTCCTCCCCGATCTCCAGGGGCAGTGGCCATCTCCTCCTCCTCAGAGCTGACGATGGCCAACGACATTGAGTTTGTGAATTTGGAGGATACGGCCAGCACCTTTGACTTGAAGCCTGCAGCCAATCTAGGCTCTTCTGACACCATCCGCATCGTACGAGACACGGCAGCCCCTTCCAGAGAACCCACGCTCCAACTCAACGCCGGACCTCAAATCTCTCCCAACACGTACAATGCGCCGGCGCCGGCTGTAGCACCCGCGTCGACCTCCTTTGTGCCGACACCCGAGCCTGCCAAGTCGTCCTGGATACCCAGTTTTAGTGGCATCATGGGCGGATCCTCGTCCTCTTCCGAGACAGCCGCACCCTCACGCTCCTGGTTTGGCGGGGGGTCTTCGTCTACCGAATCCATCCTGGCGGACAGTTACTTGACGCCTGAACAAGAGCAAATCAAGAAGTCCGAGGGACTGACGATGCTGGAACGAATGGATCGCAAGGGGATCGGTGGCAACAAGATGACGGCCGCCAACACCCTCGAAGAAATCAACGCCGAGGTGGCCAAGCGCAAGGATTCCAAGGGGCTCGAAGCTTCGTTACGCTTCCAGCGCTCTATGCTGACAACGGTGGTCAGTGGCATGGAGTTTCTGAACAATCGCTACGATCCTCTTGGACTCGCACTGGACGGTCTTTCCGAGAACATCAATGAAAACATCGAGGATTACGACGAGATCTTTGAAGAGTTGTACGACAAGTACAAGGACAAGACCAAGGTGGCACCCGAGGTTCGCCTCATCATGTCTCTGGGACTCGCCGCAGGAATGACCCACGTCACCAACACGATGTTCAAGTCACGTATGCCAGGGATGGACGACATTCTCCGCAAGAATCCTGATTTGGCACGCCAGATGGCCCAGGCGGCTGCGACCCAGGCGGTGGGCCCTGGATTCGCAAACTTCGTCAGTCTTGCGTCCCCGGCAGGGGGGGGATCGCGAGCTCCACCTGCGCCCCGTCCCTTTCAGGAAGCGCCTGTTCCTCAAGCACAGCGATATGAGGACATGTATGAACCATCGCTCGGTATGAACCGTGGTGCCAACATTCCCAATGTTGACCCACGTGGAGACGTTCCTACAGCACGTCGCGATATGCTAGGACCTAGTGGCGTCGACGACATCCTTCGCACCTTGAACGCCGCCGGCGACGGGTCGGAACGCATGGTGCCTCAACCTGCCATGGATATGGACGAGTCCGGGAGCGTTGGAAGTGGACAGACAACGGAGACCATGCGTCGCAACGGCGTCAACCGCAGACGAAAGACGACCACGCAACCCACAGGTGCGACGCTGACTCTTAACGTGTAGAAACAAGGGTAGTTTGGAAATTCTATAATCCTTCGTATCGAATGATTCTAGAAGAAGAGGAAGTTCGTTAGGAAAAGAGTTTCTGAATATTTTTCAAGTAGTTGGTCTTTTCTTCCTCCGTCTTGTGTCCGCACCAACTAGGAATCATACAGAACGGACTGTTTTCATTGGCGACCACCCAAATCAGGAAAAAGAAGAGGCAGGTCACCCAGAAAGCGGCCGCAAGGTTACGCGTGGCCACAAAGATGACGGTAAAAAAGAGTACGGGGCGTAGCCACGTGGCCTGTAAAAACGCTTCCTGTTTCTTGGTCAATTCCAACGCAAGAAACCGACCTCCCAAGTTCAGAAGAAGCATGAACATCCCCACCATGTACGGATTCGCACTCATCATCATCAGCGTGGACGATAACGGGTCCATTCCTCCCATTTGTATTGGAGAGCCAGGGGGCGCTGGAGCAGGGACGGAAGGAGCAGGGACAGAAGGAGGTGGGTTTTGCGGAAACCCGACCGGAATGGGTAAGGCTACCGTTTCACCTCCGTGCTTGATGGAGGAGGCCGGGAGGAGCCATGATTTCTTCGCCTTTGCCATCTTACTTATCAAACAGAAAAAGAAGACAGGAGATTCACGTCAGCGATCCAAAAAAAGACAACAACAAGGGACAAGGCGCCTAGAAGCGGGTTTTGAGAGGCCAAGCCCGCGACACCGAGCCCCGCCAAAAACCGGGCGAACGGGTGTCGTGCCGCGTCGTGAAATCCGGACCCATACAGTTTATCGAAATCGAGCGAGAAAAAGACTAGGAGGGCTACAAGAAACACCGCAATGATCGTTTCGTATTCCATCACTACCGTAGGCATCGAAATTTCTCCCCCTTATCCTTGGACCGGGTAGGTGTTGACATCCTTTTCCTGAATGCCAAGGGGGCGTTCCTTAAGGACCTTTTCGACGTACCACCGCTTGGAATTGGTGACCCAATCAACAATATTGGAACCGTCAAGGAAACCTTCCGTTCCTTCGGGACTTCGGAATTGACGAATCGCCCACGCGGACAGCAAAAAGAAGAGGATGGCGAAGCCCAAGGGAATGGCGTCTAATTTGATACAGGCAATGGCGGCAAGGGCAGTTCCGAAAAACCCCGCCGGAGACGTGAAGGTGGCAATCAGAGCGGGAGGCACGCGGTTCACGACAGCTCCAAAGAAGACAACTAGGATTGTGGCGATCCAAAGCACGGGAATAGGGGGATACCAGATGGGTTTCATGGCTTGGACAGGCATGAGGGTCGGAGAAGGGTTCATACTGATTGGAGAGGGGAAATATAGTTGTCCATCAAGCGTCGCACATCCAGATCTTGTTTAACAGGCACATTGGTTCCAAAGAAAGAGTCACGAAGTGCTAAGACAAACTTGAGTCCCTTGGAATAATCATTGCGAATGTATCGAAGAAGGGTTTGATGTGCTTTCACGGCATCCGCATCCGTCGGAATGGGTTCGTTCGCCTTCATCACACTCTGGACGAGTTCATCGTCTTGAAGAGCAAAGGCTTCCTTCAAAGCCGGGTTCGTTCCTCGCCATCGTTCCGCATAGATGGACACGGTAAGTACAAGGGCCATCGTAAACAGCCCTATGCTGACGAGTTGTGAAAGGTTCATTCCTTCTAACTCGTGCGAAAAGAAGGGGGTCCTTTAACTGCGGAGAAGACGCCGGGAGTGAATTTCGTTCCCCTAGGATAAGGAGAGCATGTGCTCATTGATGGAAGCCTATCAAACGTTTTCGGAAGAACCCCCGCGGGTCGAAGAAAGACGCAAAAAGAAGCGCCGGGCCCCCCTTCCTCCTCCCGAACCTTTGATCGTGGACCCGGATCGGCCCATTCAACCCCCTCCTCCGGCCGAGCGTCTGACCGGAGTCCCTGCCACCAACACAACCTCCACGTCCTTTTCGGAAATGCTCAACGCTGCGCAGTCGGCGGATTTCTTTCCTCATCCGTCTTCGGATGTGAATGACAATGTGTACAATTTGAGTCCCGATTGGACGACAGTTTTCAACGACGACACGGCACCGGAATGGATTCGTGAACGGATGCCTCCCAAACAGGCGGAACAACCGTTGGTTCCTTCTCCCTGGATTGATGGAGCCCCGACCTTGTGGCAGGCCATTTCTCCGGACTACCGAGGGCAACCTGGACTTCAAACAGCGTCCAAAAATGCCGATTCCCGCCTGGATGCCCTTCAGCGTCGCCTGGACACTATGTTTGAGAAGATGGATGCTATGGATCGCGTGCGTGCCGAGTCAGTTCACCTTGAAATCATCCTGTTTGTGCTCGGCGGACTGTTTTTGATTTTGCTTCTTGATCTCCTTGTGAAGCAGGGGACCCAAGCCAGCGTGTTTTATGCCTCGGCGGGAGTGCCATCGTCGGGACTAATGGGATTTACCTAAATGTAGACTGATTTTCGATTGATTTGGAAAAATCATTCGAAAACGAACCATTGATGCGTTGATTACGCAGAACGCCGTGACTTCCTTGAATGCCTTGCCTTCTTTGAACGCCTTGTGCGAGGACCTCCCCTTGGCAGATTATTTCTACGTAAATAGTCATTGATGTTCAATGGGTCAACGGGAGATAAACGACACACTAATTCGTTGTACGCACTGACCAACGCACGTTTAACCGCTTCAGTTTGGTTCGCAGTATATTCATCCAACACATTTGCAAGATTGGTCATGTGAGGCTCCAGAATCGCATTTCTTGGCAGATTGGTGCGACGTATATCTGCGGCTAGATCCGCTGCCGTGACATAGGTTTCTCCGTTCAACATGTCATGTAAATACCTTCTCAACCCACGTACAGCTGCTTGACTATTCGAGGACATATATTAGAGATTAACAAAATAAGGGGGCAAGCCCCCTTCTACCCCCTCTCATAGTACTCAGGACGGGGTCGAAGGGGCAGAGCCCCTTGCGGAGCCCCTTCTACCTAAACAAAACTCACGTGCTTCTCCGATAATTGTCCGGGAAGGCGGGCAGTCGACGAAGCAGTCGTATTGGACGAGGAATACATGGCCGAGACAATAGACGGATTCGTCGGTCCACCTGCCGCGGCGATTCGCTCCACGACAGGCTTGAATTCCACCGTTTTTTTGATGGGAGTCTTTCGCTTTTGGATTTCGACTGGCGTTACTGTGGCGGGAGAAGGACGCAGAAGAGAGGAAATAATCGACGGTTCCGAAGCCCCTGATAAGACCTGGGTGCGTGCTGACTGAAGCACCTGTGTCCAGGGACTTTCGACCGCACGGTACCGCTCATCATGGGCTTTCCACGAAATATGGAGAAGATTCGGATGCGTGTACGTGACGGTGTACCCCGCATTTCGGAGATTCCAAACAATGTAGAGAATCGCGTCGCCAATGTCGAACCGAGGCGTTCCTGGTATGAATTCAGGAACGACATACAACAAGACCTTCTCATTGTCAGGGACACGACTGACGGCCTTGACACGCGTGTAAATGGAATTGAGAACGCTGTTGTAAATGCGAATACGCGTGGCGTCGCGCTTCGCCTCTTGCTTGTACAAGCTGGACGGATTCAAAATAGGGGGAAGTAGTGAATCGGACATGATACCTCTTGTATGGTCCTGCGTCTTTTTTTGCGGATACATTCCGAACGAAGGACTAGAAATGCTTCCGAAGCGTCTCGTCTTTTGTGGAGGAGGGACACGGTGCCTGGTGTATCTCCAGGCCCTTGTAGACCTGGAGCGTCGGGGTACGCTCATCAACGTCAAAGACTATTGGGGAACCTCTGCGGGGGCCCTTGTCGCCTCCCTTCTGGCCATCTCTCGCTCGGCCGTCAAAACAAAGACCCTTATGCTCAATACTGATTACGTCAAATTTCGGGACTTTGACGTCGGAAACCTGTTGTCCATCACGACAACCTGGGGTATCGACGATGGATATGCTTTGACACGGCAATTGACGTCGTTGTTGGAGACCTTGGAGCCGGGCTCCAGCAAAAAAACGTTGGCAGACGTGGAGGGAATCAACATTGTCGTGTCGGATTTGACCTCCCACGAAACCATCGTCTGTAACGGAACGACCTACCCGTCGCTAATGCTGATCGAGGCACTTCGGGCTTCCATGAGTTTACCCCTGTTCTTTAAACCCTACGTCCATGTTCCTAGTGGACATTTATGGGTGGATGGAGCGGTGCGAGCCAATTTTCCGTGGCACGTACTTCCATCTGATACGGCACGTCACGAATCTCTCGGATTTTCGTTTGAAAAGCCTTGGATGGGAGGACCTCGCACGTTTTCCGAATATCTATTTTCAATGATTCATTTTGATGAACCCAAAAAAATACTGTCCTACAAGGCTAAATACCCGCGAAACATCCTGTGGTTTCCTACACCTCCCTATCCCGCCTGGTTTTGTACGCTTCGACCAGAGGATTTTGTGTTGATCGATTCTATTGGACAGGCGACGGTGGACCGATGGCTTACAAACGATTCTTTATGTCCTCCAGAAACGAGCGAAACCCGGCCTCATTCCTCTCTCCCTGGTACTCTTGGACTAGTTTCCCCTCCGCATTGTACAGTTGAAACGTCGGATAGCCCGACACCTTTGACAACACCTGATCCGGATTCTTCTCCGCGTCGATTGCCTTACACGCGACCTTCTTCCCGCCGATGGTCTGTATAGCGCCCAACTTTTCGAACTCAGGCTTGGCCGAGTGACAGTGGGGACACCAATCCACGTAATACATGTCAAAGTGGTAGGGGGCCGCGGTGACGTAGGACGCTTGGAGGCCATTGTTTTCGAAGCCCTCAAAGCGCTGGGTTCTGGCCCACAGAAAAATGAGGACGACGCCGGCCAGAAAAAGAACGTAGGGGGTGTAGGATTGTTTAAAGAGACTGTTCATTGGCTATACTAGGACCGGAAAATGTTTCGTGCTGGTGTCATTTATCGCGTTTTGGCTACGGCCGATGACGATTCCACGTGGTCCGCCGCGGATATTGGCCGTGCTCGCACACTTGACGCACGCTACAGTGCGTTGGGAGTGTCGGAAGAGGAGCGACGACGTCTGCTTCCTTGTGCGGTGCTACGGGCAAAATTCCCGGGGATTCGCTTTCCTGCCGACATTGAAACTCGGATAACATCCCTGGGATGTAAAAATTGATAGTAGACTAGATGAATCGGAAGAAGTAAATGCCTGGAATCCAAGAGTTTACGTCTGAGTTCTTTGATGGGTCTTCGCGTGCGTGGATGGCCAACAAGGAGCGTTCGGGGGCCTCGGTGGGCTACGTGTGTACAGTTCCAAAACGTGACGGGGCTCCGTGTGGCGTGTCGGTCAAAGCCGATGCGATGGAGCCACTTTGTTGCCGAAGACATCGGAACGGAATGGTCACAGAAAAGAAACGGGCACCTGTCGCCGTCTTACCTAAGAAACATAATACTAGGCACAGTCGAAGCACAATTGAAGTTTCATAGGTACCCGCCAATGGCACGATAGGTCCGGGACCTTTTTTGTTTCAGTGTCTCCTTTCGTTTGGTTTGCTTGGAGCGACACGTCTTGATCTTGGCACTGGTCTGTTTTCCGCACCCACTGCTGAAGATGTTGAGTTCTGTACACAGACCTGTGAACGATTCGTGGGGAACTTGCTCCTTTAGGGCTTGGCAGACGGCACGTTCCCCCGCGTACAACCAGGCGGTGATGGCGCGGCGTCCCTTTTCGAGGCTCGGAAGGGTCGGGACGACGGTACGCCAGGCGTGTCGCCATTCGGCGAACGGAAGCACAGTTGGAAGAAGGGCCCACCATCGTCGGCAGAACGGAAGTCGCTCGTCTCGCGACAGAACGTTCCATCGATTGCGAAGTACAGGAGTTGTAAGGGCGATAAGGGGGGGCGCACCTGGCATAGGGGCCGATGTGACGGAGGGACAGGGGGTCGTGTAGGCCGTCGAATACAGGAAATCCCAGCCAATCATACGTTGTTTGGAACAAGGGGTTTTCAGCATGGTTTCATATTGATGTTTGACTTCAGGCCATCGGGGATCCTTGGCATCCAACAGTTTCTGATCACGTAATTTTCCGTTGACGCGGTTGTGAATGCGGAACAACCAGGGGGCGAAGGCGTCTGCCTCGGACGGAATGGGGTCCGCCGTGTAATAGTCCGTCAACGACGCGCGACAATACTTACAGGGAAGGACGTAGGGAAGCAGTTCAAAAAATTCGTGAACATCGTGTTTTTTGAGCGTGGGAGCAGCAAAGGAAATCAAGTGAAGAAGTCGCCATCCACTGGGGCCCCAGAATCGGGTGTCCATTCTTACAGAGGGATTCGAATTTTATCGACGATGCGTCGATGAAATTGGAAAGGAAGTACGCTTACACACGCAACACAAATGTATATTTAATGCTGTCTCCATCCTTGAGTCCGGACGTAGCGATGGTCTTCTTTTTGTCAATGGGGCCCGAGCTACCAATCACGACGTAGTCGCTCACGACGACACTAGGGTCTACAGCGATAAGAGCATCAATTACATCTTCAAGCTCGTCAATCGTCTTACTTTCGTCGATAGTAAAGGTGACAATCTTACCCGTAAACGACTTGATCAGATTGAATACTTCTAGAGGAGCAATGGGCTTCGTGGGCAAAATCTCGGCTTGGGTGGTGACGGTCAGCTTCATGGTTCTACTGAGGTGTTCAAAAAAAAAATTCCAGGAGCTTGACTTGTCTAGACGTGACCTCGTACAATCAAGAGTGCGAAGGCGACTGCCGAGATGAGGACATAGGCAGACAACTTTCCAACAAAGGAATGGATATAGGTATCAAGGAAGAGGGAACAGACCCCCCAACATCCCACCCACAGAAGGACCGTCAAGAGCGTTTCTTCGACAAATTGATTATGGAAGGGTTCCATCTTACAGAAAGACCATCTTTTTGTAAGACGCAGGATGTAAGGACACTTAGAATCCAAACGTAGAAGTGCTCGCCAACATCGGGCGAACTGGAAACTGAGGTTCGTACTGTGCCTTACACTTGATATTGGGTTCAGGACAAGGTGCGCACATCGCTGCGGGACAGGCCGGGCAGGCCTTCGGCTCCGGGCACTTCACCACGGGACACCGGGGCCTTGGGCACGGCGGGCACTCGCCGATCTTACAAGGTTTGGAGCAGGTGGAGATACAGGGAGGGCAATTGGGAACCGAGGATTTGAGGACATACTTGGACATGTCGGGTTGAGGAGGGCACTCCGTCTTCAGCATATACTTGGACATATCAGGCATAGGGGGGCATGGAGGCACCGTTGCCTTGAGCACCCATTTGCTGGCGTCGGGTTCCTTACACTCGGGACAAGGAACGGGAGGAGGACACTTGGGACAAGGTTTGGGGCAAGGACAGGGTCTCTGTTTTTGGCAGACGTTGCACCTGCCTCCCTCCATCTCAAACATATCGAATCCTTCTATCTTGGATCCCAGGAGGAGTTTGGGTGCGACAAGACCGATCGCGATTCCGACAGCGAGAATCAAGACAATCGCTATACCGATGATTTGATTGTTCAACTTCATCATTCCTTCTAAGGGGGTTCGATAAAATTCCAGAAGGTCTTTACATGAGAGAGATTCCAAATTTGGCCGTTGGATCCGGTTTCGGGCATCCAAACATCTCGGGATACCATCCGCCCCACGTATCGCCCAAACGACTACACACCATTTGGTAGTTGCCCTTCCAGGAATAGGACGCACTTACTTCGTCAGGATTTGGAAGACATCCAAAACTGGCGGGGTCTCCCAATTGGGCACCCTGAATTTGCTTACAAAGGTCCTGAACTCGTTTCTTGTAGTCGGGGCCTCCCACGGCCGCCGGGTCGAAGGCCGATGCGGACCCACGACGCTCGATGGATTCGGTGTTCATCGTGAATCCGGGACGTCGTTTCGTGTCCGCGGAGGAACCACCGGGCTTGGGAAACGTGTCTACGGCGTAGGTGTCGTAGGACACGGGACCGAATTCGTCGCCTTGAACGCTCTGAACTTGTTCCGCAGTAGGATATTCGGCTTCGCCGGCGTTACGCGTGGCCAGTGACGGAAGGGGGTCCAGAGGAGGTGCCTTTGTTGACTGGGCTCCAAGGCCGGAAAGGGCATTTAGTTGATTCATGTAGGAGCGGAGTTGGTCGGGAGTCATAGGACTGTCGCCCACAGCGTGCTTGGTCAGCGAGTGTTCGATGTGTTCCAAAATACGGAGGGCCTTTTCGCGTTGCTTGACTTGGGGGTCGTAGCCGATGTTGATGTCAATGCCCCATTTGAGATACTTGGCCTGGTCCAGGAGGGTTTGTACCGAGGCCATCTTGGTGGCCGGATGGGACGCTTCTGGTGCGACGTTAGAAGATGCCTTGGGCGTCATCAGAGGAGGCAGTGCTCCCTCATTTCCTTTGAGCGACGATAGAAAGGCGTCGGCATCGGAGGGCTTGATCGGAAGGTCGGAGAGTTTGGTTTTTCCTTGCTGGACGGCGTCAATCATATCGCCAAGATCGGCTGCGAGTTTGTCGAGGTGATCAATGCGCGTCAACACCGTCGGAGAGGTGGAACGAAGATTGGTAAGGCGAAGAGATTCCTCTTGGATACGCTTCACAAGAGTCTGAAGTTCCTTGAGGGTGATCGCGGACGAAGGGGCAGTTTGAACGGTCGGAGGGGTGGCGAGATTGTCTTGAATCACGGTGGGTTTCTCGAGAGGCTGTCTTCCTCCCTGTGGGATCGCTTCCGTCGCCTGTCGAAGTTGGCCGATGGCCGCCGTGTATTGGGTGTTGAGACGGCTCACATCTTCGACGGAATAGGGCGACGCGTTGGAATTGACAAGGGCAGCCTGAAGTTTGTTTTCGACGTCGTCGGCCTTGTCGCGCAACTTGGACAGGGCAGCCTTTTGATCCGAGGGAAGCGTCGTGCGACTGGGATCCAAGGCGGCCACAAGCAGTCGGAAATTCTTGATGGTTTCCATCAAGGCAAGAACATCCACGCCTTGTGGTTTCGATTTGGTGGGGTCCGTGGAAGTGGCCCCTGGCGTATCGGTCGGAACCATGGCACTTTGGGCCGCCAACGGAACAGGTCCATCAACATTCCCTTTGACTTTGAATCCTTCCGTTCTTGATTGAAAATATACGACGACGCTCAACAAGAGCAACACACCGAGTATCGAAAGTGCGATAATGGGTCTGGCCATCCTTCCTGTCTTGGGATTCTTATTTTAGTTTACATGCCCAGCACGGAATGCTGTCCTTGCGAATGTACTGACGCATATCGGGGCACTGTACGGCAGGGGGGCATTCCTGCTTAATGGAACGTCGATCCGGAGCAGTATCATCGCCGGGTGTGATAGCCTGGAAGGATTTCCCCTGCTTCAGCGAATCGTGGGACGAAAGGGCCTCGGGATCCCCCGGTTGTGATTGAACAGAATCATGAGATTCGGGTTGTTTTATCAAGCCGGATGCGTAGACAGGAGTTGTCTTCGGAAATGGGGAAGAAACGCCATCAATCTCGGGGGTCTGAATTTGGGGTTGCATCAGTGTTTCGACTTTTTGGAGCATGGATTTGAGGTCGCCGACGGACTGGGCATCATTAGGGGCAGTTACTACCGTAGGTACGGTCGCAGGTACGGTCGCAGGTACGGTCGCAGGTATCTTCTTGCTGTCGTCAAATGCCTCGTACATGCGTCGTACAAAGAAGGATGGATAGACATACAAGACCAGACCTACAAGGGCGATGCCGATCCAAAGAGTTAGTGTAAACATCTTACTACCTGTGTCTATGAAAATTGACAGAAGATGTTCGGAAGGGAGGGACCGTACTCCATGGCCTCTGAATTGACCAACACTGACGCTGGCAAGTATAAATTAACCTATGTCAACGATGGAAAGATTGAAGCGGGTGTCGATGAAGCCGGACGAGGATGTCTGATGGGTCGATTGTACACAGGCGCTGTCGTTCTCAGCAACGATCCCGACGACCTCTTTGATCACGGTGCGGAACTGTATCGCATTAAGGATTCCAAGGTCTTGACCAAACGACAACGGGACATTGTCTACGATTACGTCCAGGAACTGGCGCTCGACAAGGCGGTGGCCTTTTCACCGGCGTCGGAGGTCGATGAATTGAACGTTCTGAAAGCGGATATGGTGTGTATGCACCGGGCCCTGGATTCCTTACAAATTCCTGTAGAACGTGTGCTAGTTGACGGAGATACCTGGATTCCGTATAAGGACACGGAGGGGATCAGGGTCGTGGACGGAGATGCTCAGTACCTGTCCATTGCGGCGGCGGGGATTCTGGCCAAGGTGTCGCGGGACCGATGGGTGGAAAGCGTGGTGGCGGAACATCCGGAATGGGATACGCAGTACGGCTTTCTGTCCAATATGGGGTACGGAACGGCGGCACATATGGAGGGCCTGTCCAAGTACGGAGTGACGGAGGAACATCGACGCTCGTTTCGTCCCGTGTATACGGCCATGGGACTGAGTGCGAAGCCCAAGACGACGAAGAAGAAGTCTGTGCTTCTGCCTCGGAGTGGATGATGTCACGGGTTTGTCCAGTGAAATCATTTAGGGGGAGACAAACGCTTACTTGCGGTTGTTCTTGCGGCTGGCCTTGCGGCTCTTGCGCCCGTTCTTCTTGCTCTTGCGGTTCTGCTTGCGGTTGTTCTTGCGGGAGGCCATTTGTATATTGATGGGTGCGAAAAAAAATGACGCTGGGTCGGGAGGTTTTTTATCCGCATCATGCGTATTTTCTTCTTTGACACGGAAACAAACGGGCTGCCTTCCGTTCGGAACGCTCGGCCGGATGCGGTGGATGTGTGGCCGGCGGTGGTTCAAATTGCTTGGACGATGGCGGAGTGGGAGCCGGGGCTGGGCCCGGGACCGGAGTCAGAACATGGATTTCGAATTTTAGAATCGGCCGTCTATCTTATCCGGCCGGATCCAGAGATGGCGTGGAGCGAGGAGTCCGCACGGATTCACGGAGTGAGCCGGGAGCGTGCTCTCGCGGAAGGAGTGGCAGGAGCTGGTGTCTTTGGAATCGTCAATGCCCTTCTGGGATCCGTCGACTGCGTCATCGCACATAACCTTGGCTTCGACAAGCCGGTATTGACGTGCGAACTGTTGCGTCACGGATTCTGTCCTGCGTTTCCTGCGTTGTCGTACTGTACAATGGAGAAAACCAAGGGACTCTGTAAATTGCCATCACCGTTTTCAAGGCCGTCGGATCCGTATAAATTTCCGAAATTGTCGGAACTGTATACGCACTTGTTTGGGTCTGTTGACGGCATCGCCTTTCACGCCGCGGACGTCGATGTGGAATGTTTAGTACAGTGCTTTCGCGAATTGGTATACAAGGGGTTCGTAGAGATGTGAGGCTTATGCCATCTTTTTTGCGTCCAGGATCGCACTTCGGGTGAACCCCTTCAGCGCACGGTTGTAGTGGTAGACCTTGCCGTCGCCCTTCACCTGTTTGTTGGCGAAGGACTCCACCACCGTGCCATCACAGATGAGGTTGTCCGTGAAGTAGTTAGGCGCTTCAAAATGGAAATACGATACTTCTTCCCCGAGGCCGTATTGGACGATCCGGGAGTTGGTTTCGGCTGCAGTAGCAGGCTTTTGCCAGACCCCCTTACGGACCTGGATTGCGTGCCAAGGAGACAGGTGAAGGTCCTGGGCGGGGCTGGACGCGGAAAGGGAGTGTTTGGGGACAAGGAAGGGGGCGGTTTCCTTGGTTCCTAATACGCGGGACTGGAACGCCTTGATAGGGATCTGGCGTCCATCTGGGGTCAGCAAGAGGTCGCCAGTGCGGACCTTGTCCGCGGTCTTGTAGCCAGTGGGGGTGAGGAGTTTGCTGGAGGAGGTGAAGCAGGCACCTCCTCCTCCATTATTTATCGTTACATAGGTCCAATTACCGGGTGGTGCCAATGATGCACCATTCTGACTTTGGTTTTGTATTAATGATATATTTTGAGCAGTCGCATGAATTGTACCAGGGAATGAACTCTGTAATTTTCTAAAATCTACAGGATAACCATCTCCCGATAAAAAGTTTAAGGCACCTGTATAAGTAAAATATAAAGTTCTTAAATTAATTTGGGGGATAAGCCATTGAGAATTTAATACCCAATTACGTGGATAAAATGCACTTGTACCAATTGTTAGTGTTGTTAACCAATCTACTGCTGTTAATAAACCAAAAAAAGCATTTGATGGCCAAGTTCCATTTAATGTTAGACTAGTATTTGTACCTGTTTGTTGTAGCCTCCATAGCATATTATCTCCACATGTAGCCGATCCTGTCCATGTCATAGTTAATGAAGTAAGATACCCACTCATAAAGAAATTTTCACCCATGAAAGGTGCTACAAGAGAAAAATTTCCACCAGTTGCTTGAGCACAACAGCTAGCCCCAATTGATGTTACACTTGTTGGTAATGTCAATGATGAAAAAGTACAACCCCCACAAAATTGTTGACCAATTGTAGTTACGCTTCTTGGTAGTGAGAGTGAAGTAAAAGTACATCTTAATAAAAAATAATCACCAATATTAGTCAAATAACATTTTGTACCATCATATTCTTGAAATAGATATTGATTATATGTCGTATTCAGGAGAAAAAAATCACCTGTTCCAGTTACACGACATACAATATTATCACCTGGGGTAAATGTATTTGGTATTGTTAAAGTACCAGTCCCATTGCTGCCATCTGCCAATGTAACGTTCCTATATGAATTATCACCTGCCGTAAAAGTGATATTGTAAGTCCATGTGACGCTATTATTATCAGTAAATGAATAACTCATACACTAGGTTTATACCTTACCATGAGAAAAAAAAAATTTGACCCGCAAAATTTATTTGAACCCGCTAGACGGTGTTAATTCAAAAAAATTATAAACCCGCAAATATTTCAAATCGGCAAGCGGTTTGAAATATTTTCACAGTCTGGCGCTCTTCTCCGCAAAGCGGGGAAGAGCCATTTAAGCCCAATATAAGATTGGTCTAAATACGTAAATAAACCCACTTAAAGCAACTTCTTGGATTCAACCGCACTTCGTGTGAATCCCTTCAGGGCACGGTTGTAATGGTACACCTTGCCGTCGCCCTTCACTTGCTTGTTCGCGAAAGACTCCACGACGGTGTCATCGCAAATCAGGTTGTCGGTGAAGTAGTTGGGGGCCTCAAAGTGAAAGTAGGACACTTCTTCACCCAGACCGTACTGGACGATCCGGGAATTTGTTTCCGCG